ACCGGGCATCAAGTACAACGAGTCGGAGTTGCGCGCTGATTTCCCCAATGGCGCGCGTCTGCGCCTGTTCGGGGCCGACAACTACGACAGCATGCGTGGTCTGTACTTTGATTCCGTGGTGCTCGACGAGCCTGCCGACTTCCCGATGTCTGCGTGGCCGACCGTCATCCGACCGGCGCTTTCGGATCGAAAGGGCAAGGCGACGTTCATCGGCACGCCGAAGGGCAAGAACGAGTTCTGGGATACCTATCACAACGCTCAGACGGACCCGAACTGGTTCTGTGCCATGCACAAGGCCAGCGAGACCGGCATTCTCGATCAGGAGGAGCTGGACGAGGCGCTGCGCACGATGGGTGAGGATCGGTACGCGCAAGAGTTCGAGTGCAGCTTTGAGGCTGCGATTCAGGGCGCGTACTACGGAACCGAGATGAAGCGAGTAACAGAGGACGGACGGATCGGGCGAGTGCCGTATGACCGCGCGCTCGGCGTCGTCACGGCGTGGGACTTGGGCGTGGGCGACAGCACGGCGATCTGGTTCGCCCAGTACGCAGGTCCAGAGATCCGCATCATCGACTACTACGAAAGCTCAGGCGTCGGTCTCGATCACTACGCCCGTGTGCTGCAGGAAAAGGAATACGTGTACGACCAGCACATCCTGCCGCACGACGTGCAGGTGAAGGAGCTGGGCACGGGCAAGTCTCGACTGGAAACGCTCGACGCGCTCGGCATCCGCCCGGTGACGATCGCGCCGAAGCTCATGGTCGATGACGGCATCCAAGCCGTGCGCTCGATGCTGGACAAGTGCTGGTTCGATTCCGAGCGATGCGATCGTGGCATTGAGGCACTGCGACAGTACCAGCGCGACTTTGACGAAAAGGGCAAGACATGGCGTGGACGGCCCAAGCATGACTGGACTTCACACGGCGCAGATGCGATGCGATACTTGGCGACAGGCTACCGTCCTATGCAAACCAACTGGGGCGAGCCGATACGGCGAGGGCTTCGAGGGATTGCGTGATGAAGATTCTGGGCTTGCTTGGTAAGACAACCGATGAAGGCTTGAGCGGCCTGAGTAGGCTTTGGGATGAGTTGACGGGTGGAATCACTGACAAGACCGCTGCATTGCGCGCCGAGGGCGAAGCACTTAGGCCGCAGACCGGATCACTTGGCGAAGGTACTGGCGTTGCTCGCGATTACCTAAGCCCGCAAAAGCAGGCCGAGCTGGATCAGCTTGTGGCCGACAAGTTCAAGCTCAATGCCATGCGCACTCAGGGCTACTCGCCTGAATACGCTGGCGGTCTGCTCAAGTTTGGCGAAGAAGGCATGACGCAAGAAGCACGCATGGCGCGTGCTGCAGAGCAGGGCTTTGAGGGTCCGTTCTATCGCTGGACAGAAGGCGGCCAAGGTCGTGTTGTTCGCACACCCGAAGTCGATACTGGCCTGAAGTTTGGCCCAGCCGGTTACGCATCTCCGCAGCCAGACTATGGCGCGCGCTATGTCGATCCAACGAAGTCCAATGTGCAGCCGCTCATGGCGCGTGGTCCGTTGGCTGATCTCAATGAAGTTGATCGTGTAAGCCAAGGCCTGATTGCACAACGCAAGGAAGCTGGCCTTCCGCAATGGCCGGGACATCAACAGCACTGGGCCGAGATGCAGGATGCGCTGAAGGCCGAGGGCTATCGTGGCGTCCGCTATGGCGATAAGGAAGTCGCGTCGTTTGAGCCTGAAAAGAACATGCGCTCGGTCAATGCTGTGTTTGACCCGGAAGGCAAGGGCGGATTGCTAAGCGGTGTTGGCGGCGCGACTGTGCTCGGCGGTGGATTGCTTGGCGGATCTGAAGATGCGGAAGCTGGCGTAGGCAGCAAGATCCTTGGGCAGATCAGCGAGACTGGTTTCTTCAGTCCGCTAGAGCGTGCCGTTGGTGGTCTGTCGCAGCAGAAAGGCACAGGCGATCAGATGCTGGCCATGATTCAGAAACAGGCTGGCGTGAAACCTGAAGAAGTGCAGTGGACTGGCTTGGGCGACTTTTTGGCCGGCAAGCCATCTGTCACCAAGTCTGAGATTGAAGATTATCTGCTGAACAATCGGGTGGAGTTGAAGGAAGTCTCGCTTGAGTCGGTCAACCCATATCCGTACAAGACAGGGGATGAATGGCAAGCTGCAGTTAGTGCAGCAGAAAGGCGTCGTGATTGGGATGAGGTTGAAAGGCTGCACAATGCGTGGGAAGCAGAGCAGGGACATGGCCCAGCGGGAACGCCCAAGTTTGAGAGATATTCAACTCCCGGCGGCAGCAACTATCGTGAGTTGTTGATGACGATGCCGGAGCGTGAGCCACGCAATTTGAACGATATTGCTCAGGAAATGTTTGGAAAGCGCTTTTCTGATTTGGGCGATAGTGAAGCAAACAAAGTTGTCACAGCAGAACAATCTCAAAAACGCGCTGAAAATTACCGCTCCGGCCACTACGACCAGCCCAACATCCTCGCCCACACTCGCGTCAAAGACTACGAGCAAGACGGCCAGAAGATCCTCCATGTTGACGAAGTACAGTCCGACTGGCATCAGGCTGGGCGGAAGCAGGGGTATGCAAGCCAAAAAGAGGTTGGCTACATTGATGCTCAGATCAAACGGTTGAGTGAAAAAAGATCAGATTTGGCAGATGATAATGAAATAATGCTTTCGTCAACCCAAGACCAAGGTGTTGTTTTCGCAGACAGAACAATGGAAATAGATGGCGACTATCCAGTTCTAGCCATTGTCGATAAATATGGGAATTTCTATCCCGGCGAAAATATGCGTGCAGATAAATTGGAGAAAATTCAAAAATACGCAAATATCAGAAAAGAATTGTATAAATTGCGAGAAAAAAGATTTGCTATTGCTTCTGGAGTCCCCGACGCCCCATTCAAGAAGAACTGGCACGAGCTAATGACTCGTCGCATCCTTCAGGAAGCAGCAGACAAGGGATATAGCCGCGTGACATTCACGACCGGACGGACGCAGGCTGATCGGTATGATTTGAGAAAGTCTATAGAAGAAATCCATTATTCTGGGTCTAATTTGACCGCTTATGACAAGCAGGGCAACGCCGTTATTCAGCAAACTGGAATCAGAGAGGCTGATTTGCCTGATTTAATCGGCAAAGAAGCTGCTGAAAAACTTTTGAATCAACCGAAACAGGGAACCTTGCGTTCTTTGGTTGGGCAAGAACTTGAAGTCGGCGGCGAAGGCATGAAGGGCTTTTACGACAACATGATGGTCAAGGCCTTTAACAAGGAAGGCAAGAAGTTTGGCGTGAAGGTCGAGCCGTACAAGCTTAGAGCTGGCAGAGAAGTAAGCTGGGAAGAATGGATGGCTCAAGAACATCCTAATGTGCGTCCGATGGATATTATTGGAACGCCTAGAGAGGCGCAGTTGGATGCAGAGTACGAAGCATTCCTCAAGAACGGAGGAGGCGAACAAGTCTGGTCAATGGAGATCCCGCCAGAAATGCGGGCCAAGAAGAAGGCGGAAGGCTCGCCCATGTTTGCCGCTGCTCCATTCGGCCTTCTTGGCGCTGGCGCAATGACTCCGGACAAGGACGCGCAAGCGGCCATGATTGCCGAGAATATTCGACAGACTCCGCTTTCGGCGTTTGATCTGAACAGAAAACCGCAGGCTGAGATGCGCGCTCCGCGTTATGGCCTGCTTGCAGATATTGCGGACGCATTTGAAGCCGGATCGAGAAACGATTTGCTTGGATCTGGCGAATCTGCCGCAAGAGTCGCAAATGCGTTAGCCTATGGACAAAGGCCGGGCGTTCTCGATACGATCGTCGGATCTTTTGAAGCAATTGATCCGATTACTTGGGCATCCTTATTTGGTGCGATGTCAAAAGGACGCTAAATGGCAATCACAAATTACACAAACCTCCAGACCACCATCGCGGACTTTCTCAACCGCGACGATTTGACGTCTGCAATTCCGACCTTCATTCAGTTGGCTGAATCCCAATTTAATCGGGACATCCGCCACTGGAAGATGGAAACCCGCGCTACCGCTACCGTGGATGCTGGAGACGATTATATTCAGATCCCGGCTGACTGGATTGAAACGATCCGTATCGGTTTGACTGAGGGCGACACCTTCCCGCTGGATCTAATTTCACGCGCAGCCTTGGCTGACAAACGCTCTGGCGCAAACAACATGGCTGCTCGCCCGCGTTACTACACGCATGCTGACAGCCAATTCCGCCTGTATCCGACGCCTGACGCAGACTACGACATCGAACTTCTGTACTACGCTAAGATCCCTGATCTGGCAACGAACACCACGAACTGGCTGATTGAATATGCGCC